CTCTTTTTGCGCCTTCGTGCGGAAACCCGTTGGGCCTTGCGGATAGAGGCTCTGCGTTTCGGAGTAAGTCGGTATCGTCCCATCAGAGCGTGTACCTTCTTCTCCTGCCTGCGGCACCAGGACTACCGCCGAAACGTCCCAACATTCCTGCATACTTGGATTGAACTTTCAGTCCAACAATGGGTTTCATTTCATTGCGTCGTCTGTTGTTGCGAAGAATCCTTCGTTGTACGTTGGGATGAATCTGATTCCACGCATTCCCCTTCCCGTCGTCAATCGGAGTGAACTTCCGTCCACTGGGTCCACTGGGAAGTGGAATCGCTTTTGTCCCAGAACCAGCACTGGGCAAACCAGCTTCATACATCGCGACATCGCCAGCTTTTCGCGCTCTTCGCAGATGCCCCTCGTAGGGGAACTCGCGAGGCTTGGCTTGCGGTGGTTTGTGCTGAGTCACGTTCCTTGGATGCACACCGGTTGATCTGTCTGTCTTCCCAAGGACATCGCGTTGAGTCACTGTATCGGCAACATGCCTGGTTCGTGATGGCGCAGAAGAATTGAACTGCGGCATGTTGTGAGCGCGACCGTACATCTCACCATGCCGAAGCCGTCTGGTTTGATTGGCAATCCTTCCGTGCATAGCCCGGTTGACTCGTTCCCCGCCAGCGAGCATGGCCTTGACGTAGGTTCTGTCCACTGCATTTCGGAACCTTGAGTTGAATGAATATCCGGCCAAGACACCAGCCGCAAGGTATGTGCCGCCGTGCTTGCGAAGATGCCCACCGACTTTGGCCCAGTTGCTTCTCCCCTTGGCGACAGCCGCAGGTTTCGCTTTGCCCTTGCCTTTACGTTTACGAGCAGAAGCAAGTTGCGCTTTACGAAGAGCCGCTTTTCTCTTCGGAGTCATCCGGTGTCTTTTAGCCATTTCTATCTCCGGTATCCCTGTGCGCGAGCTTTCGCCAATGCGGTATCCGAATAAACTACGGCTTTCTTGCCCTTACTTCGCCGCCCTCGCAAACGATTCGCCACAGCAGCGGCACGCACGGCACGGCGCAATGCGGCCCACTGTTTCGGAGAAAGCTGGCCCTTCACAATTCCAGAAGTGGCAGTGCCACGAAGACCATTACGGCTGCGATAACCGGGAGTTCCCGGTAGTCCACGAACGTTGTTCGTGCTTTTGCGGGATGTCGCCATCAGCCAGGAGTCCTCCTGCCTTTCTTGCCTGAATGCTTGGATTCAGGAAGACGGCGATACCTTACTTTCTTGCCGCCCTTCGTCTTGTGCGCTTTTTCACGCGCCCAAGGCTGCTTCGACGCGAACGCCCAACGCCACTGCTTCTTGCTCTTGAAACCGCGATAGGTGCCGCGTTTCTTCTTTTTGGCTGCCATACGTCACCACCTGTGTTGATCATTTATCGCCTCTTCAATCCAGGCGAAATAATGACAAGTTTCTGCCCCGTCTTAGTCGGGACGAACTTGGTGAGGACGGCGAAACGCTTCCTGCGTCGTTTACCGATCCTAGCCATGACTACAGTCTAGGTGACACCCAGGTCAACCACTGTTTGATCCGGTGCGTTTTGCTGACCGGGTTGCTGCTGATCACCGAAGCCCTGATCCCCGCCAGCGGAGCCACCGGCCAGGGATGCCGAGTACGGGTCGAGAGCGGCAGCCTGAGCCGCGCTCTGTGCCAGCAGCATCCCAGCCAGGTCGTCGTCGGTGAGTGCGTTGCCGTACTGATCGCTCGTCGGGTAACGCCAGCCCAGAGAGCGCAGCTTGGCGACGGTCATCGACTTGAGAATCAGGCCAGCCGAATCCAGAAGCACGGTTTCCTGAACTTCGGCATCCCGGTTCTTGGGCATCGGGTCATCGAAGATGGTGACAACACTCATCTGCGACATCGTGTCCACGTTGCCGAAACTTTCCGGTTCATACGCAGGAAGCCACATCTGCGTGATGTCATGGAACATCTGATCCATGACAGTGATGATTTCCAGTTCCTTCTCTTGGTTCTGGGCAATCAAAGGCATCAACTGCAACTGCAAAGAGATTCCCGATTCAGCGACAGAAACGTCAACACGCCCAATCGCAACTTGCGGAGTACCGCTACTCTCGCTCATCCCGTCATCCACAAAGTTCATGTGGTTGATGAACGGACTGATGTCGCTGACGCCGGTCACACGGTCAAATCTCTGATTCGTACCGATTTCGATGATCTGCTTCGGCCCGATATTCCAATCGGTGACATCACCGGTATTCGGGTCAATCGGTGGTGAGGCATCCGTGACGTACATTCCTAATCCTTGGAAGACCAACGTTTGATCTTCGTCGGAAAGGCTCTGATTCAGCGAGTACAGCAGCGTTTCCAGCCCCGACAGTTGGCTGGTTCCCCACGTCGAGTTCTGCGGAGGGCTGTTGCGCCACTTGTACACCGGCAACTGCACAATCGGCGCAGGCAGAAGTTCTTCCGGCTCATCGACATTCGGATAGTTGACCTGAACCTGTTTCTCCCGCAGTTTCTCAGTGCGGTCGTCCCACTTACCGACTTCCCAGTGCGTCAGTTCCGACGTGACACCGGTAGCCTTATCGAACTCATCGAACTGTCGCCGGAACGTCCTGCGCCGTGCGATCTTCTTCTCTGGCTTGTCGGGTTCGCGAAAGTCCTGAACCAGATCAACGATGTGAACGCCGGTCAGTCGTTTGGAATCGCTTGGATCGTCTTCAATCTCAAACACCTGCCGGGGATCAAGCTCTTCAATCGAAAGACGTTCGCCCTGGCTCTTCGTGGGCTTGGCGTAAAGATAGAAATATGAATCTCCACGCACCAATCCCCAGCGTTTATTGCTGACGAACTTGGCCGAAAGTGCTTCTCGCTTCCAGAAATTCGACCACCACAGGTCAAGCTCCTGCCTCGTTCCTTCATCTCCGGTGGCTTCGACAAGATAGTCGAAATTCACCCCGAGAAAGCGAGAAGTGGCTTCGACAATCTTCTTGCCATTCGGCATGAGAATAGGAGCTTGGTCTTCACCGCGCAAAACGATACGAAGGCTTGCGGTGGCATTACGGTAAATGTTTTCGTACAGATCGTAAACAGCAACACGACGTTGATCGGTTTCCAGCGTGATATTCGCATCGCCTTCGGCAATGAAATCCAACGCCGCATCGTACTGCTTGTCGTTGTACATTCGCCTATCGTACCGCTAACTCATCCAGGGACCACGACGCTTGGACGTATGTCGGACGGGAACACCCGCTGGCTCCGGTCCATACCCGCCAGGGTGCTTGCTGCCCAGACCGTTGAGGAATCTGGCCTTGCTGATCCGCGTGCCGCCACCGTACTGAGAGCTTGCCTGGTGATACTTGCCAGCCAGGAACCGGCCCAAAGCTTCAGGAGTATGGTCATCCTTCTTCATGGGTAGCTCAAACCTGCGCGTACTTGTCTCAGTCTGCTCGCTTTTCTTCTCTGGATAACGATATTCACCAAACTCGTACAAAGTCATCGGGCACTTCGTACTGATCATCAGACGCGGCCTCTTTTTGTCACGCTGCGGGGGAGTTTGCTTCCACTGAGTTGAATTAAGTTCAGAGTCGGTGACTCTGTTTTTGAGAGCGAGTCGGATGAGATTGAGTCGATCCACCAACTCGCCCCCGGTGTTGGGTCGAGAACGAACTCGCTTCCCGGCGCGACGAAATATGTTTTCGAGCGTTTTGGTGTCCCCAGGAGATGCGGGATCGGGGAAAAATTCTGTACAACTATCGGGACACAGCCCTCGTCTAAGTATTTCGTGTGCGAATTCATCTGGTGCAAGATTTTCCTGATACAACTCGTCAATGACGTTGATTTCGCCCCAAGGTCCGATTTGGATGAGCAACCACACATTTGGGTTGCGATATCCATAGTCAACCGCCGCAACTGTTTCCCAACTAGGATTGTAAGGAAGCAGCCGACTATGAGTTTCTTCGTCATATTCCTTGAACACCTTCCCCACGAAATCAGTGAAATCGGCAGCAATCTCCTGCTGAAACATGGGAAGAGTCAGATCATTGGCAAGCTGAGCAACTTCCTCATCAATCGTCAAGTGTTGTGACCGAATGATCTCAAACGAAGTCAACTCAGGATGTTCCGACATGATCTGAAGCAATCGCTTCACATCAGCGTCAACCGTGGGTTGCAAGAACACATGCGGGTTGCGCCAGCTTGGCATCCGAAAACCGGCCCACTTCGGATTCTCCGGTTTGATCGCGTCGAGATACAGCCGGTGAAACCAGTTCTTGCCTTCCGGCGTGGTCGTGAACAGTGCCCAGCCCTTGAAGTCCGACAGCGACGGCAGAATGTACTGCATCCACGTCGATTCCTTCATCTTCGCCGCTTCGGCCATGATCACGCCGCTCAACGCCTCACCGACGAGTGACGTGGGCCGTGCCTCCGACTTCGCTCTCAGCATGAACGCGCCGTCCCACATGCTGCACACCATGTCGCCGGTCTGCACCGAATAGTACGATCCCGGTTTGTCGAACGGCATTCCCAATCGTGAAGCTTTGTCCCAGAAAACGCGGAACTCTTTTTCCGAATCAGCGTATTCCGGTCCCACGATCCAGAACTCACGCCGCTGTCCCAACGTTTTCAGCAGGGTCGCTTCACGTCTGGCCTTGAACGCTTCGGGCAACAACTCATGCCCACCGAAATTGGACTTGCCCAATCGTCGTCCACAACTGCACACCTTCATGCGTGCAGGAGACTCCATAATCTCCAATTGAGCATCGTGAGGATCAAAGACTTTACGAAGTGCTACTTCCCCGTTAACGCCAAGCTCTTCGTACTCCGCGTCCAGCACGCTCCACTTGTTGAAGCTCATTCCATGTTGTCAAGCCCTGTGAGCGGGTTGAACACCGCAGCCCTGTCGGTGATCGCATTGCCCGGTGCCCCGGCGATCTTGGTGCCGAACACGGTATCCGCTCCGCTGGGACGCGGCAGCGACGGCATCTGCACCGCAGAGGTCTTCGGCCTCTGGTCGGCAGCCGCAGCCGCAATCGCCCGACGATCCGACTCGTCCACGATCACCGGAATGGGTCGTGTCGCCACGTTGCGGCCCGTGTACATCTGCTTCATGCGGGGCTTGCTGCCGTCCGAAGACGGGCTGACCGTGTAGTTGCCCATTCCAAACTCCCTAGCTCGCTGCTGACCGCTGGTCTGCCGTCAGTCTATCAACAACCTTCGCCGTCTGACGCTCAGCGGTGTAAATCCGCATCCTGTGTCGCACGACGACTTCAACTTCGGAATCGTTCTCATCCTTCTCTTTGCCGTAAATCGGTGTGAACTCAATCAACCACGGCAAACCCGCCAGCGACGTGGCTCCTGAAGCGCGAGCCGCATAACGCCGTGCCTTCGCTTTGCGAACTTCTTTCAACTTTTCCTTGCGAGCTTTGATGATCTCATCTCGCTCGGAATCTGCGAGGACACCAGAATCTCCACTATCGAATCCTCGCGAACTTTCCGATTCTGAACTTTCCGATTCTGAACTTTCTGATTCTTCAGATATTCCCGAGAGTACCGAAAGCTCCTCATCTCCTTCGACTTCAGCATCAATAATCTCGTAAGGTCGTCCAGTTTCGACACGACTACTGGTGACACTTTGTCGATAATCTTCACGACTACCCCCTTCGATAGCGTCCAGAATAGAAAGGTAAGGCTGATCCGTTTGAGCATGAACAACAACCTCCGCAGCTTTGCCCATCGTTTTCTCTGCAACCCACTGTGCCGCTTTCAAGCGATCCTGTGGTTCGTACATATCGTTCTCAGCGATATCCACCATCACATGCAACATCGCAGAAGTCTTGCTTCGCAAGAAGTTGTTCAAACGAAGATGCAACTCTTTGGCGATCTGCTGTTGAAACTTCACGCCCAACTTGCCGGTGCTGATCTTCTGGCCTTGATCGTTCCGAACGAACTGACCCTGAATCTCATCGTCGTCAAGTTCTTCTGTCGTGATCAAACCTTGCATGAACTTCTGAACACGATCCAGATGATTAACACGATCTTCTGATATGGGTGCAATCGTCATCCCGCTCAACTTCTTATCCGCGCCGTTCAAAGCTGCACCGTGATTTCGACA